TCCGCAGGGCCGCCGCCAGTTCAGTTACAGCGTGGACGATGCGACGGTGTCGGAGACTCTGGCGTCGGAAACTATCGCTGGCGCATGGTTCACGGATGAGGAGTTGGATCGCCTGTCCCCGCCTGGGGTGGGGTCGGATGCGTTCACGATTCGGACGGATGCTGGGTTGCCTGGCCCGTTCCCGCCCCTCACGTCGCCCACGGATGAGCACTATCCGTGGTATCCGCTGGGGTGGCGCGCATGAACGATTTCGCGGTGAAGATCGCGGAGGCTGTGGCGCTTAGCCGCGTGCACGCCGAGTCGCTGATGCTGGACCGTGTGCGTGTGTGGCGCACCCCTGACGGCCCGCCCGTCGAGGACGAGTGGGGGCACGTCACCCCGCCCGAGCCGTCCATCGTCTACGAGGGCGCAGCGAAGGCACAGAATGACCGCACCTATCCGGGACAGGTCGACGTGGGCGGTGTTGCCCGTGTCACGGCGATGGTTTCGCATGTGCATTTCCCGCACGGCACTACCGAGATTCGTGGCGGTGACGTGGTGGAGTGGCTTTCGTCCGTGAATCCGCGCCTTGTGGGTCGCCAGGTCCGTATCAGTGTGGATCAGGATAAGACGTGGAACACGTCGGCCCGATTCAACGTCGCGGAGGTGGTCGTGTGACTGTCTCTGTTGATGCTGGCGAGCTGCGTACTCTCGCGTTTGATCTTGCGCGCATCCCGGACAAGGTGCAGAAGGGCGTGCGTCCCGTTGTTGTGAAGGGCGCGATGCAGGTTCGGGACAAGATGCGTTCGGACATGCGCGAATCGACGTACTTCAAGGGCAATGCGCGGAACATCTCGTACGACTTGAAGGTCGACGGGGATGGGGTCGAGGCGGAGATCGGGCCTAAGCCGACACGGCTGGCGCATATCGCGTACTTCGGTGGCGCTAATGGTGGCGGTAACACGGTGGACATTCTCGGCCCGCTGGGCGAGGAAGCCGAGCCGTTCGTGTCTGCGCTGAGCGATCTGTTCGAGGGGATTCTGTGATGGGTCCCGAACTTTTCGACGCCGTACGCGCGCTGCTCGCCTCCGCTGTCCCGTCCACAGTGACGGTGCATGACACGGATGCGTCGCACGTCTCATCGGACGGTGCTAACTACCCGTTCGTTGTCCTGTCCGGTGGTGTGCCGAGGCAGTACGGGGACGCGGTAGGGGCGTGCCGTGACGAGGGGGCGGCGCTCGTGCGGGTCACGCACACGGCCCTGTCTCCCGGCGCTGTCCGTAACCTGCTCCGCTCCACCAGGGCCGTACTCGAAGGCGCATCCCCGGTCGTGGCGGGCTGGCACGGTCTCGAACTAGAGATCGAAGACTCGTCCGGTGTCGATGTTGACCGGGACGTGAAAATCCTGTCGGGCACTGCGGCGGCTCACCCGTTCTATGCAGTCGATATCTACAGGGTGCAGGTCACCCGCTAAGAAAGGTGGTGCCGCGTGGCTGAAAAGATGATCCACGTTTACGACACCCGCACCAACGAGAAGCTTACGCAGCGTGTTCCCGCTGTGTGGCTTCGCCTGTTTCCGCACCTGTCGGAAACTCCTAAGTCCAAGGCGCGTCCCGTGCCTGCCCCGTTCAAGAATGAGGAGAACTGACCATGGCAGTTAAGTCCCTGGCGGATGGCCGCACGAAGCTCGCTATCCTTTCCACCGCCCCGGCTGACCCGAGCGCCCCGACTGTTGCCGAGCTGACTGCCGGTATCGACGCGTCGTGCCGTATCGCTAAGACCGGTTACACCCTTGGCCCGACCACGTCGGAGACGATCAACGACCCCGAGCTGTGCGTCGATGTGAACTCCACCGTTTACGGTGCGTCGAACTATGAGGGCACTTTCGCGGTGTTCCGTTACTACGACAACGAGACCGGCCAGGTTGATGTCGCGGGTGACGAGGTTTACCAGGCGCTCAAGACTAAGGGCACTGAGGTGTGGCTGGTCGAGCGTGAGACCGCGAAGAAGTCCGAGGAGGAGTGGGAGGCGGGTGACGAGGTTTCCGTCTACCGCGTCCTGCTGGACAACCCGCAGAAGTCCTCGGACCGCACCGGCTACATTAAGTCGACCATCGTCCCCGCCATCCAGGCCGGTTACCTCGACGCGACTGTCGCGGCAGGTGGCGAGGGAAACTGATCTGGCCGGGGAGCAATTCGTTTCCCGGCGTTGACCAGTTCCCGACTGAGGATGATCCCCTCAGTTGGTGATCGTGGCGCGGCGCTGTCCGTGCCTGCATGACCGGGGCGGGGTTGAGCGCGCTTTCTCCTGGGCGCGCTCCCCTGCCCCACCCTTCGGGGGAACTTTCACAGGAGACCAGGAGAATAGGTGAGGAGACGCCGTAATGAACGTTGAAGACTTTGGTAGTACCCCGGAAGAGTTCGACCTCGATTCGTGGATCGATCAGGCATCCCGGCCCCGCCGCGAGGTCACGATCTACCGCGACTGGGCGCTGCTGGTGGAGTATGACCGTCTCGTCGCGCAGGCTGAGGATGGCGCGGTTGATGACGAGGCGATGGGCGAGGCGTCTGTCCAGGAGCAGGTCGCGGATGTGCTGGCCCGCATGGAGGCGTCGAAGCTCGTGGTGACGGTGGAGGCGCTGACCAACTCCGAGCGTAAGGAGTTGGCTGAGGCCGCGCCGACGAAGACCGTGGTCGGTGCTGACGGCAAGGAGCGCGAGCGCGTGGACGAGGTCGCGCTCGGTGACGCCATCACTGCTAAGGCTATCGTCTCGCACGACTTCACGCCCGAGCAGGTGGGGCGGATGCGGGAGAAGCTGGGAGACGGCCCGATGAACGGCCTGTACGTGGCGGTGCGTGAACTGAACACTGCGGGCCAGGCGCTCCCCGAGGTCCCTTCCTCGCCCGAGCGCTGAGGCGGTTCCCTCACGTTCGGGCAATGTTGAAGTCCGCTCGTGAGTGGGGGACGACGCTGTCCCATCTGCTCACGGGCGACGAGGGCTGGACTATATGCGACCGGCTGCTGGCCCTGGCCCTGGCGCAGCATGACATGGATGTGTGCCCGTCCGGTGCGGGGCCGACGCATTACAGCGACGAGTGCGACGGGGACATGACGGACATCGAGCCGGAGCCCGTGGAGCGGACGTGCATCTACCTGTATGCGGCTGAGGAGCGTGCCGAGGAGTTGCAGAAGGAAACGCCGGAGAAGGGTCTACTCGTGGGCTGGCGGGATAGCGCCGAGGATCAGTAGGGGACGTTCGCGTAGGGGTCTGCGGCGCTCTTTCGCTTGACCCGCTTCACCGGGGGCGGTTCGTGGGGGGCGTCGAACCCCTCGCGGACCGCGCCGACTAGCGCGCCGATTCCCGTCGCGGCGGCGAGAACGAACGCGACCATCCCGGCGAGGCCGAATATCGGAGCGCCGGTGAGGTTCGAGGCGATGACGCCGAGGAATCCGACGCCGACTAGAAGAATCGCGTTGGTGGCGGTGTTGCTGTTCACGGGGGCCTCCTGTGCTGGGCGGGTGCTTATTGGGTTGATTATCGCACGCGCGGGCGCGCGAGGCAAGCATTTCTAGAGAATAGTTCGGCCTGCGTGCCGGGATGGGTGGTGCCCTTTGGCTGACAGGTCCGTTGTTGTCCGGCTGCGCGCCGAGGTGCAGGGCTTTAACCAAGCCATGGCGCAGGCGACGAAGGCTACCGAGCAGGTTGGCAAGGGCACGGAGGACGCCGCGAAGCGTGCCAATACGGCTATGGGCCGGATGGTGCAGTCCGCGCAGCAGAATCGTGAGGCGTGGAACACCGCTGGCGCAACCCTGACTGGCTTTGGTGCTGCGGCGCTGGGCGGTCTGGGCCTGGCGACGAAGGCCGCGATGGATTGGGAGTCGTCGTGGGCTGGTGTGCAGAAGACTGTGGACGGCACGGCCCCGCAGATGGCGGCGCTTGAGCAGGGTTTGCGCAGTATGGCGCGTGAGCTTCCGGCGTCTCATGCGGAGATTGCGGCGGTTGCTGAGGCGGCGGGTCAGCTCGGCATCGAGACGCCTAACGTTCTCGGGTTTACGCGAACGATGATCGATATGGGCGAGTCCACGAACATGAGCGCGGAGGAAGCGGCTACGTCGCTGGCCCGGTTCATGAACGTGATGGGCACCTCGCAGTCGGACGTGGGCCGTCTGGGCGCGTCTGTTGTGGGGCTGGGCAACAACTTCGCCACCACCGAGTCTGAGATCGTGGCGATGTCGCAGCGTCTCGCGGGCGCGGGCGCTCAGGCGTCTATGACTGAGGGCGACGTGATGGGTATCGCGGCGGCTATGTCGTCGGTGGGTATCGAGGCTGAGGCTGGCGGCTCTGCTATGTCGCAGACGATGAAGCGCATCGGCAAGTCTGTTGACGAGGGCGGCGACTCCCTTGAGCTGTTCGCGCAGGTGTCGGGCATGTCGGCGCAGGAGTTCTCGGCGGCGTGGAAGAGTGACCCGGCGATGGCGCTTGAAGCGTTTACCACGGGCCTGTCTGGCGTCGAGGCGCAGGGCATGACGACGAACGGTGTCCTCGCCGATCTGGGGATCACGGGTATCCGTGAGGCTGACGCGCTGTTGCGCCTGTCGGCCGCGGCGGGGTCTGGCGCGGATGGCATGTCCCTGCTGGCCCAGGCGGTCCAGATGGGCAACGACGAGTTCGACAAGGGTACGGCGCTCATCGAGGAGGCGTCGAAGCGTTACGAGACCGCCGAGTCCCGCATCCAGATTGCGAAGAACGCGCTCGTGGATGCTGGGATCAGCATTGGCGGCGTCGTCCTGCCCGCGTTTGCGAACCTCGCGGACGGCGTGGCGGATGTGGCGGGATGGTTCGCTGACCTGCCCAGGCCCGTGCATGAAACCGTGGGTGCGCTGGCGGGGATCGCGGGGGCTGGCTCGCTCGCGGCGGGGTCGTTCCTGCTGATCTTCCCTCGCGTCATGGATACGGTGCAGGCGTTTAAGACGTTGAAGGCCGACATGCCTGGCGCGGCGTCCGGGCTGGGCAAGGTTGGCAAGGCTGCGGGAGTCGCGGCTGGCGCGTTCATTGGCTTGCAGGTGCTCGGCGCGGTCGTTGACCATTTCGCTGAGGCGCGGATGACCGCTGAGGAGTTCACGGCTTCGCTGATGAACGCTTCGGCCACTACCGATATCACTGCGGCATCCATTAATGACATGATCGCGGCGACGGGCACTGGCAATGCGGCGGTTACCGACCTCGGGAATGCGTTTGACATTCTCGACGCGGGCGGTTTCGCTCGGTTCATGGACCAGGTTAACGCCGGGTTCGGTGTCTGGGATACGCAGACCGAGATCGCCATTGAGCAGGTCAACAAGCTCGACCAGGCTATGTCCACAATGTTCCAGAGCGGCCACGTCGAGCAGATGTCTCAGACGTTCAAGGCCGCGATGGAGGCTTCGTGCGAGTCCGCTGAGGGGCTTATCGCGCGCCTCCCCACGTTGCGCACGGCTCTGACGGATGTTGCTACGAGCATGGGCGTGGCCGCTGACGACGCGACCCTGGCGAAGATCGCTACTGGCGAGTTGTCGCCCGTGCTGGACGAGGCGACGGGCGCTATGGGTGCGGTCGAGGGCGCTAGCGGCGAGATGGCTGCTGGCATGGACGGCGCTACGGGCGCGGTCGAGGAGCAGGTCGATGCGCTCGCAGAGTTGCAGGACTTGCTCTCTGATACGGCGAATCTGCTGCTCGGCGTGCGCGGGTCCGAGCGCGACTTCCAGGCCGCTATCGATGACGCTACGGCGTCGGTCGAGGAGCACGGGAGGACGCTGGACCGGACGACGGAGGCTGGACGCGCGAACGAGGCCGCACTGGACAGCATCGCCGACTCTGCTCACAACTGGGCGAACGCCGCCGAGGAATCGGGGGCGTCGGCGCAGGAGCTTGACGGGATCATGCAGGCGGGGCGCGACAACTTCATCCGCACCGCTGAGGCAATGGGCATGTCCACGGAGGAAGCAACCCGTCTCGCGGACGAGTTGCAGCTCATCCCCGACTTTGTCGAGACCGAGGTTGAGGTCGAGACGCAGGCGGCGCGGGACGAGCTGGCGCGGCTGTGGGAGGAGCAGGAGCTTCACCCGCCGCAGATTCCGGTCACGGCTGACACGCAGCCCGCCGAGGGGGAACTGGCCCAGTTCCACGGCCTCGTTGGCGACAAGCCTGCGGACGTGCCGGTCGGTGCGGACACGGGCCAGGCCGAGACTGACGTGAACACGTTCGGGCAGAAGGTCGGGGAGACCCCGGCTGGTGACGTGTCGGTAGGCGCTGACACCTCCCCCGCCGAGGAGGAGTTGCATATCTTCGGGTCCCGCGCCGGGGACGTGTCGGCCACGGTCATCATCGATGCGGACACGTACTACGGCGAGGACCAGCTGCGGCAGTTCCAGTCTGCGGTGAACGAGGCTGGCGGCACAGTCACCATCAACGGCGAGACGATGAATGGGCAGCAGGCCCTTTCGGCGCTCGTCGCTGAGGTGAACGCGGGCCAGGGATACGTCGACATCAACGGCACGCCCGTCAATGCTGAGGCCGCGCTGCTGCAACTGACCGACCACATCAACAACTCGAAGGGCACCGTCGATATCGACGGCAACAAGGTTCCCGCCCAGCTCAAGACCGGTGAGGTCAAGAGGCAGATTGACGGGACCGAGGGCACGGTCACGATTGACGGCAACAACAACCCCGCTAACGCCGCCACCGATTCCGCTAAGCGTAAGGCTGACGGGACGACGGGCACTATCGACGTGAACGCGAACACGGGCGGTGCTGAGTCGAGCATTAATCATACGGCCCGTGGTCGTTCTTCGAATGTGAACCAGACGGCGTCTACTGGCGCGGCTGAGTCGGCGTTGAACCGTACTGCCCGGGACCGTACTTCGCGCATCACCGTGTTCCAGTCGGTGCGCACGACGGGTTCTGCTACGGCGCGTGCCATGGGTGGCCCGGTGTTCGGGCCTGGTACTGGCACTTCCGATTCGATCCCGGCGCTATTGTCGAATGGTGAGCACGTCATCACGGCGAAAGAAGTTGCCATGGCGGGCGGGCAGGATGCTATCTACCGGATGCGTGAGGCGATCCGGTCCGGGTTCAAGTTCGCTAATGGTGGCGCGGTGGAGAAGCGCGGGTATGCGCCCGCGCCCGTCCTCGCTCCGGCTAGCCAGTTCTCGTCGCAGTCTCGCGGCGTGGTGATCGAGTCTCTGACGGTGCAGCCGCAGGTCATGGCGGAGATGGACCCGACCGTGTACGGGCGGCGTTTCTCTGAGGCGTTCGCGGAGACGATGAAGGGGGCGCGCTTTGGTGGATAAGCCGTTGGTTTCTATGCGGCTGGACACGGGGGCGGGGCGGCTGTCTGCGGACAACCGTCGCGCCTCCGTGTTTGATGCGCCGGTTTTGACGGCACTTGCGGGCTGGTATGGGGGCGTGTCGATCACGTCTGAGTCCACGGACCGTCTCGGGTTCGGCGAGTTCCTGGCGGCTGGCCGTGGTAGTGCTCGCGTGTTGACGTTGGGCGTTTCGTTCTATTCGAAGGATGAGGCGGCGCGTCGCCATTACCGGCGCGCATGGTCTGGCGCTTTCCATGACGGGATGCCTGCCCAGTTGACTGTCGATTGGGACGGCCTCGAACTGTCCTGCGACGTGGTCCAGGACGGGGAGGCGCTAGTCACTGACCTTAACCCGTATGGGGTGAGCGTTCAGGTTCCTTTGCGGGCTGCTGATCCTCACCTGTATTCGGCGTGGCGTGAGTCGTCGTTGCAGCCGGTGGGTGCGGGTGTTGGTTTCGAGTTTGCGCCGTTCTCGCATGGTGGCGTGGTTTCGTTCGGCAGTGCGGTGGATACGGGTGAGTGGGTGTGGAATGACGGTAACGCGTCGTCCGCGCCTGTGTTTACGGTGTGGGCTGATTCTCCTGGGTTCGCGGTGAGTGTTTGTGATAAGCGTGTGACGTATCCATGGCCGACGTTCCAGTGTGTGCCGGTCACTGTTGACAGGGCGGGTTCGGTGACTGTGGGTGGCGTGGATCAGTCGCATTTGCTGGGCGAGCAGGCTTGGGGTGTTGTTGCTCCGGATTCGTTGGAGTCTGTGCGGTTTAAGTTTGTGAAAGGCGCTTCTGGCTGGGCGTCT